GTAAAGGACTATACAGACAAGCAGAGAGTCAAAGACCGCGCCGACGCTAAGGTCGCGGTCGATATTACCCGCGCTGAACAGTATGTTATCCGCTACACAAACAACCGGTTCGACGACGCGGCAAAGTATCCAGTCATACCGGGTGAAGTTAAAACGGCGATTATCCTCGTTGCGGAGGTTTACGGAAATAACGCGGCGGAGGGCAAAGGCGAGTATAAAAGCGAGTCGTTCGATGACTATTCTTATACGCTCGCCGATACAGCATCCAAACTGGAAAATCTTGACCTCAGCCCGCTGCTTAACGAATTTTTAACCGAAGCGCCGAGGAACGCCGTATCAATGAAAATGCGCAAGCTATAAAGGAGGGCGGATTATGTCGTTTGATTCAATGCTGGACCATAAGTGTGACATATACCATGTACGAAAGACGGACATGTCACCCGGCTACGGTCTGCCCTCCTCTCCGGTGTTTTCATACCCTGACACCCCGGACCTCGCTGCGATTCCGTGTCATTTTATTACGAAAAGTGGCGTTACTGTAATACAGACTGACCCGCAGGCTAAGTATGAGGCAAAAATCAAGCTTGCTTTACCGGCTGGGACGGATATACGTCTTAACGATCAGATTGTAGATTGCGATTCCGGTTACAAGTACACGGCCGAAATTCCGCGGAAGATACGACGTCACCACTTGACCGTACTCTTGCACCGCTCAAGCCAACAGGAGGCCCTATAATGGCTGGCAAGACTATTGACCTTGACTTTAGTGAGTTTCGGACCTTTTTCTCGAGGCTCCGGCAGGCGGCGGGCGGCGACTTCAAAAAGGAGCTCGCCCTTTTTCTTGAGGGCTTAGGCTTCGAGTTTCTGCGAATTGTGGAAGATGAAATAGCCAGGCGTAAGGTCATGGACACGCGCTTGCTGCTCATTAGCTTCCATAAAGGCGGGGAGGATAACGTTTGGGAGCTTGACGAAAGCGGCCTGACGCTTGAAGTCGGGAGCAACGTTAAGTACGCGGCGTATAGGAACGACGGGCACTGGACGAATCCGAAAGGCGTAGAGCAGCGCTTTATTCCCGGACGTTGGCAGGGCGATCGTTTTATTTACGAGCCCGGAGCCAAGACGGGTATGGTGCTCAAGCAAAAATGGGTTGAGGGCGCGCACTTTTGGGAGAGCGCGATTCGGATACTTGAGAAAATGTTCCCTGATTTACTTGATGCCAAAATGCAAGACTGGATTGACAAATATTTCAGCGATTTTATGTGAGGTGGTATTATGCAGCTCGAGCAGGAGATTGCAAGTATCATGAAATACATGCTCGTAAAAGCGGGAAACCCGTCACCCTATTACGATGAGGTGCCGGAGGGTTTTCTCATTCCGTCCGCATACTTCCCGCCACCCGAGATTACGTCAAAGGGCGACACCCTTTCGACGTATGCGCTTAGCTATGTTTGGTTTATTAAGTTCTTTCATACGGATACGCCTTCGGCCTATGCGCTCGGCATTTCCGTATTGATGGCGTTGCAAAACGGGCGGAGGCTTATCCCCTTGATTAACGAAGATGGCGATTATACAGGTCGAGGTTTTCGGCTAAAAGACCCGGCGCTGAAAAAGATTGACGGCTCGCCGGGTGTGACGCAGTTAGAGCTATCCTGGGATAGCTCGCAGCCATATGGCGACGCCGAGGCGAAAAAGATGATGGTTTATGACCTGAATTTGTATAGTAAAAACGCGTACGAGGAAGCGATCAGACAAATTCAAGCCCAATAGACAGGAGGATTTTTATGGCGAGAGCTAAGACGGAGATCAGTAAGGCCGAGGCTGAGGTCAAGCAGACCGAGGCGACGGCGGTAACGCCGGCTCCTAAGTTCACAGTCGAGCGGCTGCGTAGGGACTGTTTGAATCTTTTTGGGGTTACATTCAGCACCTTTGACGGCGCGGTATACGGCCTGACCGGCAAGTATAGCATCGAGGAAATGCGTGACCGGATTAAAACATGGCAGGGCGGGACGGCAGTGCCCGCAATAAAAGTCAAAAAGGAGGTTAGCTAACTATGGCAGGTGGTACTTTTGACAGGCTGGCTGGTAAGACTCGGCCGGGTACTTATATCAATCTTGAGAGCATCCGGCAGGACACTATTGGCATAAGCGAAAGAGGAATTGTATTGATTCCCCTTATCAATCACAGCTACGGACCCGAAAAGGAGTTTATCTCAGTTTCTTGCAACGCGCCCGACGCGGCTATGGCGAAGCTGGGATACAGCGTATACGACAGTAACGCCAGTTCGCAGCTTATTCGTGAAGCTTTTAAGAACGCCTCGGAGGTTATCGTTTATATACCAGCGCAGGGCTCGCGCGCGACTGGCACAGCGGGCGCTTTGACCGGTAGAGCAAAATATGGCGGCACGAGGGGAAACGACCTACGATATTCCGTGGTGGAAAACCCGGTAAGCGGGTTCGACGTAACCATTTACCTTGACGCTGATATTTTAGTCGAGTATGAGAGCGTTGGGACGATCGCGGACCTTATCGCAAACGGGAACGATTGGATTGACTTTTTTGGGGATGGTGCCTTGACTGTTGCCCCCGGCGTAAAGCTGACGGGTGGTGCGGATGGTATCGCTTCTAATGCGGACATTACTACGTTCCTTGACGCTGCGGAAGGGCAAAAGTGGAATACATTGGCCTTCCCCCTTACGGCTACCGGCGGAGAAGGAGACAGCGTTCCTGCATTGTTTGAAGCAGTCAAAACCAAAATCAAGTATCTCCGTGAGGATGTCGGTAAGTACCGTAAGGCGGTTATCGCTAACTTTGCAGCGGACTATGAGGGCCTTATCAATGTCACAAATTCCGTGATCCTTGCAGACGGTGCAAGACTTACTCCCGCGCAGGTGACGGCTTGGGTTGCCGGCGTTGACGCCGGTGCCTCAAATACCAAGAGCAATACCTACGCCAAGTATTCGGGGGCAGTGGATATTATCGGCGCGAAGAATCACGCGGAAGCGGTCGCGGCGATTAACAAAGGTGAGTTCTTCTTCTCCTTTTCGGAGGAAGGCGACGTTGTTGTCGAGTATGACATAAACAGCCTTGTTACCTTTGACAAGCCGAAGGATAAAACCTACCGTAAAAATCGCGTACTCCGGGTATTCGATACTTTCCGCGAAAGCGTTATGCTGAATTTCCCGCCCAACAAGTATGACAACAACTCGACCGGCTGGGACGTTATGGAGGGACTCGGCCGCTCGCTGCTTAAGCAATTCGATGGCAGCGCCTTGAAAAATGTGGACTATGACAACGACTTTATAGTTGATCGTAGCGCAAGCTCTGGCGACGAGACGTACTTTGATATCGGTCTGGAGCCCGTTGACAGTTCTGAGAAGTTGTTCTTCACCACAAAAACGAGATAGGAGGTAAACGAGGATGGCAATGGAATATAACAAAAGCCCTATCAGCTTGCGCGAAGGCAAGCTTTTTATTGACGGCGTACAGTGCGCAGACAGCATTAAATGCGAGATTAAATTCACGCCCGACGTATGGACCGGTAAACAGCTTGGCGAGCAGACTAATTCAAGTCGTTGGCTGGGCTATTCTATTACAGGCAGTATCACGCGACGCCGTTCGACGCCCTGGCTGAAAGACGCCATCAAGAAGTATATCGGCACGGGCAAGACGCCTGAGTTTAAGATTCAGGGTATTATGGATGATAAAAACTCCGATTACTACGAGGTCTATGGCAGCGATACCGTAACGGCGGTTGGCTGCGTACTCACGGGCGACCAGCCCCTCACCACGTTTGACAGCGGCGGTGAAGTCTTGGACGACAATATCGCGTTCAACGCCAAAGATATTGTTTAGATAAAAGCTCCTCCGTTCATTACAGAGGAGCTATCTTTTTAATAAGGAGAGATTGAAATGAGTAAAAAGGACCTTAAGTTTTTTATGCGCGAGGTAAAAGAGGAAATCGTTACCGCACCGGCACCCGATACATTTAAAGACGAGAACGGGAAACCCGTTGAGCTTGAAATAAGGGTTTTGAGTAATGCTCGGATTCAAGAGATTTTTGGTAGTTACCGGCATCGGAGTGTCGCGACGAACAGTAAAGGCAGCCCGTACATCATGCCGAACGGCGAGGTTGCTTTTAAAACCGAGCGGGATAGCGCCCGCGCGGTTCGGCACATTATTGCCGAAGCTCTTGTCTATCCGAATTTACAGGACACGGAACTGATGAAGTTCTATGGCTGTGTTGATATTACCGACATGCCTCTAAAAGTATTCCCACGCGCCGATGAGTATTCGCATGTTAATAGCGTTGTAATGTCGGCGCTTGGCTTAGGAGAGGCACAGCCCGACGACGCTCTAATTGACGAAGCAAAAAACTAATTGCCTGCCGGGGCTCTGAGGCGTTTTGGGCGCATGTTCTCTGGCAGAAACACAATTTACGAATTGAGGACTTTTCAAAAATGCCGCGAGAAACGCAGCTTTTTTATATCGCATCGGAGGTATACGAAGGCGAGCATCCGGTCAGGCGAGATAGTTTGTATGTGAAGGGAGGCGGGGCGTAATGGCGGTTTTATCGGCGGTATTCAAAGGCGTAGACGAATTAAGCGATATTTTTGATAGAATCGCAAATCGGGGCGAAGCGGTTGTTGACCAATGGGAAAATGCCGGCGATGTCGCAAACGAAGCCTTTGAGCGCGCGGCGACGGGTGCCACCGAAGCGGCTGAAGCCGCCGAAACCGCCGCCTCCTCTACCGATTATTGGACGGACGCTCTCGGGAACTACGACAAGAGCGCCATGGAAGCCGTTTACTCTACCGAGGAACTTGTAGAGATGGGCT